GAGTTACTGCTTCAGTAGAAGGAGTATAAGATAGAACTACTGGATAGTCTAAATCTGAAGAGACAATAATTAACTTGTTATTAATAGAAGTAGTTTCAATATTACTTGTACTTAATCCTGTAATAGTAATAGGACTTCCACTATTTAATAGATTTCCACTTGGATTAGTTGTTAGTAAGTCAACAAACCAAAGTTTATTAATTATACGAACAACACCAATAGATACTGTTGTATCGCCACCTGGAGATTCCCATTTATGAAAAGATTGTTTGCCTGTAGCTAACTGTTCAGCAGTAAATCCTGTAGATACTTTTTCGTAAAGGTCTTCATAGTCTAAACCTAAACGTCTAGAACGCGAACCATCCCTATTAAGAACAAAGTTCTTTTCATCAAGTGAAGCATTCTCAGGAAATGTAAGAGGACTTGCCTCAGTTATCAATCCCTTGACAAAAGTGTTAAAGACCTTTTCAGTTTTAGCTGCCATTAGTCGTCCTTATGTTCAGCAACAAAGTCTTTAATAAACTCTTTTTTAACTTCCTTTTTCTTTGCTACTTCAGTTTGAACTTCTTTATTTGTTAATAAATAAGTATTAATAGCTAACTCAGCTATAGCCATAGAAGTATAAACACCTGAGAGTTCCTCAGGAAGTTTGCCACCTTCTTTAAGTCGAATACGCACATGAGCCGTTGATGGCTCTATGTATGCTTCTATTGTTTTATTGCCTGGTGTTTTAAATTCACTCATGCTTATACCTTTTTCTTTTTACTTTTACCTGCCTTAGATAAGGCAATAGCCACAGCTTGTTTCTGAGGCTTACCATGTTTTATTTCTGTTCTAATGTTAGAAGAGATAACTTTCTTCGAACTTCCTTTTTTTAAAGGCATTACTTCTTCATCACTTTCTTTTTCATAGTCATAGGTTTACCATAACCACTTTTTGCATCTTTGTTTTTAGGTTTCTTTTTCGCTGTCATTTTAGCAACTGGTGATTTATACATCATGTTATTTACTCCTAGGTTTAAGTTTAGATTGAAGGTGTTTAAATGGATTAGCTACTTTCTTTTTTGCTTTTCCATATTGTTGAGCATTAACAAAAGCTTTGGTGTTAGAGGTTAGCATTAGTCTTTTCTCCTAGAAAAAGAACTTCCTTTAGTACGACCATAGTTTCCATAGGTAATACCATTCTTAAGTCGCCAAGCATCTTGAGACATTCTACGCTTTTGTGATACAGACTGTTGTTCAGCTTTTTGGTTAGCCATTTGTTTTAATGTTAAGAAAGCTGTTGACTTAGCTTCTGAAAGCAAATAACTAAACATTTGTACTGGAAGGTCAGGAGTAAATAAGTCTGTTAAAGAAAATGTAACGGAACGCTTACCATAGCCTTGTGTACTATCTTCAGTTAAGTTTGTTTCTTTTACTGAGTCGTATGCGTCAAATACTAAGTTCTCATCATCAAAGGATGTAAAGTATTTAGGACCTCTGTCATTATAAACATTAATTCGAATATCACTAGAGTCTTGTACAACTAAGATATCTGAAGCAGAACTATCTCTACTATCTGTTATTTGTAAGAAGTCTTCAGGATTCTTATACTCTATTTTCTCATACTTATTTTTAATATCAGATAGTTTTTTATTATTGTACTTAATCCACTTTAAATCAATAATATCTTCAGGTAGTTTCATGTGTGTAGGTCTTGCAGTACCTCCTACAGCATTAACTTGAAACATTTCATAAAGAAAAGGAAAGTCTCTACCATCAATAATATTATAGTAAGTAGTTTTAATAATTGTTGCTACTTGAAGAGCCTCTTGAGTATCTGTGATACTGTTTACTTCATCTGAATCCATATCAGATAAAATGTTTTGGGTCATGTCAAGTAGTGTCATCTTAGCCATAATAATATCCTATGATAAATACAAGGCTTGTAACCCTGCTTCAGTAACTGTTATATTTGTAGAACTTGAAGTACCATCACCTGCAGCATATATAGCAAGTTCTTGACCTGCTGTTGCTGTTACTATTCCAGATGCGGATACTGCTACTTGGTCTGCTCCGTTAGTAAACTTAGCTATTTGAAACAATCTTGTTGAAAGTACTCCATCTAAACTATACTTAAATTTATAGGCACTTCCTGTAGAAACAGAGGCTGTTGTAAAGTTAGCCCAAAAACTAATGTAGTAATTACCTGCTTTCTCTAAATTGATATGTCCACTTCCTGCAGTAGTTGTTAGAACATTAGTAACTCCTGCTGTCCACTCACCTACAGGGTTTAGTAAAGTATAAGCACTAGCGGCAGCTAAAGTATGTACTGTCGTACCTCCTGCAATATATATCTCTGCAATAGGATGGTCTGTAGGAGAAGCCCAGGAGCCTCCACCTGCACCATCAGATATAAATACTTGTCCATCTAAAGCAGTATCTTGACCTTCTACAGGATAGGTCCAAGAACCTCCTCCTGCTCCATCTGCAATAAATACGTGCCCATCAAGAGCTGATGGAAAACCTGCTAAAGGTGCTGGTACTGTCCAAACGCCTGAGCCACTTCCGTTTGCTACATAAATGCTATTGCTTGCAGCAGTCGCTACTCCCTTGGGCTCATGAATATCAGGGTCAGCAATAATATTATGTTGAATTGTCATTCTAAATTCCTTGTATTAAATTAGGGAAGGAAGGCACTTCCGAGAAAAAGTACCCTCCTTCGAGGTCTTACTTGTTGTAAACGTATTTCACAATTACACGACCAGCACCTGTTAATAGGTCTGTGTCAGTACCTGCAACAACTAGTTCACCTGCTACAGCACCAATGCCTTTATTAACTAAATCACCAGCACCAACAATGCGACTATTTTCCACAAGAATAGCTGTTTGAGTAGCATCAGTAGCAGCAATTAAACCATCAGCATCAATAGCATCACCTGCTGCTGTATATAAGCCAACTACTAAATCAGTTGTTGTAGATGTAGATGTAAATGCTGTATCTACAATTAATTCTGCAGAAACAATAGTAGCATTTGCAGGAACTACTTGTTGTAGATTATTAGAACCATATGTTGGAAGATTGTTGTAATCAAAATCCCATACAGCCCATTTATACAAGTCATCACAAGCACCTGCACCTAATGAACCATCAGTAGTTCTAACTCCGTAGTGGTTTGCAACGCCACGTTTTGCATCAATTTCAAATCCCATAATAATCTCCTAGTAATTTGATGGATGAGTTAGAATAACACCTAGAGTATCTACCCTTTGTGCACCAAAGCCGAAACGAGAAGTTACTTGGAACTTATCAGAACGAGTTTCTTCATCACGCCAACCTTCAGTTTGCGGAGCACGTCTCCATGCATGCATAACTGGTTTACATGAGTCATCGGCAATACACATAAATACGTTAGCCTTATCACCAATAGCTGCTGTTTCAGATGTCAAGCCATAGCCTGAAGCATCAATAGCTTCTGCAGCAGTCAATGTAGGTAAGAAGTTAGATGTGTAGATATCCCAACCAAAAATGTTTTTAACGAACTTATGGTCTTTTGCAAAACCTTCAGTAACGATACCTTCAAACATTGGGTTGTTAGAAACGCTAACTAAATTAGAGATACTATTTAGACTAGCTTCAACAACTGGGTCAACGATAGCAATACGACCACTAGCAGGAGCATTAGCTTTATCGAAAGCAAGTTTCATAGAGATAAAGTCTTGTAGTGTGACAGTGCGTGCATTAGATGCAGCAGAACCAACCCAACGATGTGGACGACCGTTTACTAAGTTTACACCTGCTGCTGTTTGAGCAAGGTTTGCTACTGATAAGAAACGTGATTCGTGGTTTTCACCAAGAGCACGAGTAGATTCCATAGCACGCATAGCCATTAATGAATCAACTTGTGAACCATCTTCACGCAAGTCATCTGAAACTTTCCATGCATCACCAACATAATCAGTAATTGTAAGTTGTAATGTACCTGTATCAATAGGTGAGTAGTTTAAAGGTGTATCTTCAGCAGCATCTTGAATTGTTACAGAACCAACTGTTTTGATGTTTAAAGTTGTACCTGAACCGAAGTCAGATACATCTCGCCACATGCCTTCAGGCAACAGGTAATCATGTAAGTTTTCAAGGATGAACTGAGAATACTGTTGAGCTTCAATAAAAGCTGTAGTATTTCCTGTTAATTGTGACATTTAAGTCTCCTTAGTTATATTTAGATTTTACTTTTTCGCCAGCAGCTTTCCAAGCGTTTACTAAGTCTTTAGTACTCGCTCCGCGTGGAACTCTAGCAGATAATTCATCTGTTGGATTTCCTCGTAAAGATTGAGTATTTACAGTACCAGTTGGTTTAGCAATTGTAGTAGCTGTTTTACCATCTAGTCCTGCCAGTCTTAGAACCGCACTTGGGGAAGTAGCAGCTAAGTTATTTAATTGCAGAACAGTTAATCCATTATCTTTAGCAATTTGGTCATATGCTGTTTGTGCACTATCGCCAAACTTCTCAGTAAACTTATTAGCTACTGAAGAAGCATTTTGTTTTGCACTTTGTTGCATCTCACGCTTTTCTAAAGTTTGTGAAACTAATTGTTCTAATCTATCTGTATCTAATTCAGGCGACTGTGCAGTCCGCTCAGGCTGAACGCCAGACTTTATTTCATCAAGAAGTTCTTCAGTGGTTCGTCTCTTAGATAGTTCTTCTTTTACAGCAGCCAACTCTTGTTCTAATGTGGATATATGCTGTTGTGCATGAGGAACTGATTTAAGAGCATCTTCTGCACTCTTATACTTCTTACCCTCGCCTACAAACTCTTGAGCTTCGGTCGGAATTTCAAATTTTGTTGTTGAGGTACCTACTACAGGAGCTTCGTTAGTACTAGGCTCTGTTTGTTCGTTTAATGTTTCTTCACTCATTATTGCTCTCCTTGGTCAGGTATGAGATTTAGAACCTTTGTAAATGCTTTTTGTAATCCAAGTTGATAGGCTTGTAACTCAGACCATGCAGGATGAGAAAAATTAGACTCATCCATACATTTTCTTTGTGACAGTTCTATCTGCTCTTTAAAATACTTGTTAAGTTCTTCAAAGACCTGATTCTTGGTCAGACTCCTAGCCTTTTCTGATTTTAAATCCATAGTTTAGTTAAATTTCTAGTTATTATCAAAGATATAATTATATAATTTATTATTAAAGATTATTAATTACTTTATTATAAATAATATTATATCACAGATTTATAAAAAAGTCAAGTGTTATTATACTTGAGGCATTTCTTCAGGAGGAAGTTGTGCTACTTCATTACCTAAAGCTTGCTCTTGTTGTCCTAACATCTGCTCTTCCATGCCTGGTTGTGCTTGCTCTGCTTGAATACTTGCTTGAATTTGCTGTTGTAACTTAGCTGTTTCTCCTTGTTCAAATAAAGCTGCATTGTCTTTAATAAACTCATACTGTTCAAAGCCCATATACTCTTCTACCATACCTGCTAATCGTTTAGCTGAAATATGCGGAGAGATTAATTGTCCCATAGGGCTGTTAAATAAGCCTATCATGTTCTGAACTAACTGTGCTCTAGCTGCATAATGTCGAGCTCCTATTGGACGCAATCTACCTCGTGCAGTAATATCTTCTTTAGTAATAGTCATAAAGTCTTGTACACCAATATCATCATCAATAGTTCGAGCTACCTCTGCAACATCTAAGTTACGTTTAGACATCTCTAACATTGTATTGAGTACTGGTTCTAAAAACTCAACTTCAAACTTATTAATTTTATGTTGGAAAATCCGTGAAGCAGCATTACTTAATTGTTGTACTTCAAAAGCTGTTTTCTCACCAGGAGTTCGGAAACCCATAGCTTCTTTAGGAGCACCTGCCATCTCTTCCATAATACTTAATAACACAGCAATCTCATTATTTACTTGGAACGCTGCTGCATTAGGAGGCATAGCTTCTACATCGCCATCTTCAGGAATGTGAATCGTAGCTTCAGGATGCCATTCAAATGGTTCTACATCACCTTTAATTTTTAATGGTGGATGAATAGTCATATCAAGAGCATCTGCTTTTAAGTTCTCTAGATGGTCAACACGGTACTGTAAACCTACTAAGTTATCTAAAGGTCCCATACAATAAAGGTTATCAGGACGACTTCTCCAACCTACATGGTGTTTGTTATCTCTTCGTAAATAAGAAGGATTCTCAACATTGCGAATAACATAACTTCTATCAATAATAGTAATGATACGTCTTTCTAAAAGCTCATCATTAATCTCATCATAGATATCACCTTCAAACTCAATAATCTCAACTAATCCTGATTGGTAATACTCTTGCAATGAACCAAAGCCATCAACCATAAAAGCTTCTGCTTTGTTTACATCTTCCTGTTTAAATGCTGTAATTGCTCTACGGAAGTCCATAGCACTCTTAAAAGCTTCTTCATCATAGTTAAGGTCAGGACGATATTTAAAGTCCTTCTTAAGTTCTCCAACTGATTTAACATAGCGAGTAAACTTTGGAGAGTCTGCAAATGTACTTGCTGTAGGATTAAATACAATATCAAAAGGAGATAGACGAACTAACTTAGGACCTCTATAAGTAATTACTTCTTCACCATCAAAAGGGTCAATATGACGTTCATCAGCAAATACTACCTCACCAAAAGTATTTCCATAGTCAATATAATCGTAAAGTAATTGTGAAACAGTTTCTCTAAAGTTAGATTCTTTTAACTTCGTTTTAAGATAAGACTCAATAGCTTTACGTTTCTTTTTAGTAGAATCTTTAAGATTAGAACCTTCCCACTTCATCCAGTTGTCATTAGGAAAAAGAGCATCTAAATAGTTAGCATGCAAGTTATCTCTAATCTGTGTAAGCTTAGGTAATGTAGTCTTATTCTTCCACGGAAGCTTAGAGTTTGTTGTTTTAGTTGTATCTGTTGCAAAAAGATAGTTCCGAAGTTCTCTCCATTCTGCTTCTTTTTCACTTCGTTGTATCCACCAATTATTATAAAGATGTGATAGTTGTTTTGCTAAACCATCTCGTTCTTCAAACATTTGTCTAATTTGTGCTATTTTACCTGCCATTTACTTTTCCTTTAATAAGATACACCGCCAAAGCGAGAGTGTGACATAACATTTTTGTTTACTTGAAATGCTCCTGACCTTTGTTTAGGTATAATAGCAATCGAGATTGCGTTAGATAAAGCATCCTTAATATCATCATGAGGAGGATGAACCATTACTAGTTCTTCTTCTAATGCTTGACAATTACCACCTTTGTAATGCCATATTTGCAAGTTATCATACTTAGGTTCAAGTACTGCACTAACCCTTTCAAACTTATCACCTAAACTTCGTGTTGGTCTAAATTCATCTATTGACAAAGGAATACCATTAGGTTTAAGATAACTTTCTTTTAATTCACGAACAATTGTTTGTTGTGCAACAGTAGTCTCAGCCCTTAACTTCCTAAAACCCCACTTTTGCCAAGCTTGAACAATGTGGTCATAGTAATCTACAATCCGTTCTGTTTTAAATCTATCTATGTCAAGTACATAAAAGTTTCCTAAAGAGTCAACTCCTACAGTTACAAGTGCTGTAAAGTCAGCCTTCTTTCTTAATGAAAACGCAAAGTCAATTGCTGCATAAACATTAAGTTTTCTATCTTTCATATACCAATCACCTTCTCTATTTGTAAGAAGACTTCTTTCATAATATTGAAAGTTATTAGAATCAATCCTTGCTGTTTCTGTGCTATTAGGATTATTATAGTATTGAGCATAGAATTGAGTATTATCTACATACTTAGCTTTAATTCGGGCTAACTCTTTAGAATCAAATCCAAATTGTTTACCATCTGCTCTTGTTTGCTTTGCCCATAAGAACTCACCATCAGTCTCTACTACTCTTTGAAATAGTTCATATACAGCTTCTTCTGATTCTAGTTCTCCATCATCTCCATACAAACTTTCTTGCATGTTAATCATCGTATCGTAAATATCACGAGGATGATATCTAGTACCTACTACCCATTCAAATGCACCAGGATTCTCAATAGAAGCTAGTTGTGAATAAGCTGAAGCTACTTTTTCTCTACCATCTTGTGTATATGCATTGCCAGGAACGACAATATCGTCCAAAATGACAACATCAGCATGAAAGCCAGTAGTATTACTAGTAAGACCAACAGCTTTACAAGTTGCATCTCGAATACCCTCCAATTTACGTTGAGGATGGTCTACAGCAATCTCAGCAACTGCCCACTTTTCTCGTTTACCTTCCTCAGGATGAATCATATCAGACCAATATCTACGATAAATACTAGAATCAATAATTTGTTTAATAGCATACAATTGTTTTTCTGCTAAGTCAGCAGTAGCAGATACATAAAGTACTGTAGTTTCAGGATGTTTAGTAATATGCCAAGCAGTCCTGTATGCTATAAGCTTACTTTTCATGTGTCCACGAGGCAGCAGGACAAGCTGATTGTGTTTAGCCTCACTACGACCCCACCATTGAATTACCTCTTCATGTATAGCACCTAACATTAAATGTGGAGCTAATAATTTAATAAAGACTAAGAGGTCTGATTCAGCAGCCTGTCTTATTTCATCTATTTTACTCATGCTCTGTATTTTTTAACTTTCTTAGCTACACTTTTAGGTTGAGCTACAAATTGTTTGCCTTGCTTAGTTCCTTTTGCTTTAGCTTGATTCGTAGCTTTCTTTTCTGCAGGACTTAAAGAATCCCAAGCAGCCTTAGGTAAATAACGTCTTTTACCTTCGCTAGGCTTACCACTAGAAGTAGTCCATTCTTGTGCAGTCCATTTTTTTAAGCTTTTCTGTGATTTAGCAAGAGCCATTATTTATAACCTCCACCTGCTTTTTTATATTCACTAGCAAGTAATTGAGCTTTACGAGCAGACCATTGACCAGGATTACCTCCTTTACTACCAGCTTTAATCTTATTAAAAAGATTTTTACGCATAGTAGGTTTAGTATAGTTACCTGCTTTATTTACTGTACTTTTCGCTTTAGCTACCATTTTACTTTATCTGCCCAGTAAGCTGCTGACATTTTGCCTTTAGCAATATTTTTAGCATGTCGAGCTTTAAATGATTTTTGTCTTGCTTTTTCAGAAGAAGTCTTAGGATTAGCTCCAGCTCCACTAACACCTTGTTGACCAAAGCGAATAAGTTTTACCTTATCTCCTTCTTTAGCTAACACTGCATGAGATTTACTTCCACTTGGAGTTTTCTTAGGTTTGTTATAACCTGAAAACTTTTCACCTCGATAATCAATAGTCATACGCTTCTACTCCATTCTTTGTTATTGCAAATATTTGTCGTCTTGCTTTCTTTCCTTCTTCAGGAAATCCTATATGAATCCATGAATTAAACTCATAAATTAATTGGTCAAATTCTATGCCTGAGTTAGCAATAGTACGCATAACATCATTAACTGTACCATAACCAGGACAAGTAAAATCTGCCGCTAGTCCTTTAACGTGATAGGAACCATCTTTGGAACGAACAGAACGATTGAGTTCAATACAGCGATACCCACTAGAAATTCGTATAGCATTACCATCGAGTTTTGTACGAACATTTTCTAATCCTTTTGCAAGTATTTGAAGATTCTTTAATGCTTCTTCTGTTGGTGTATTATCTATATCTAATCTTATTGCAGTATTACTTGCTGTAAACTCAGCTAATGTAAAATGAGGAGTCATTACTTAGTTACACCCTTTATTTTTTCAAATGTTCTTAAACCTGCCATACCTAACATTCCGAAGGTAAGCTCCATTAAAATCTCTGAATCAATCTTAGGTAGCTCTGTTTCAATACCATTTAAGTAAAGCATCCAGTCAGCCATAGGATACCCTATAAATAACCAAAAGAAACCAAAAGCACAACTCCAACCAATAGCTGGTCTCCAACCACTTACAAAAAGATTACTATTAGCTGCTTCTACTTTGTTTACGTCAATCTGTGCAAGATTTAATTGATTCGCATTCTCAATAAGAGTCTTCTCAATCTCTTGCTTTGCTTTTTCTGCTCCTACTTTATCAGGAACAACTTTGTCAATTACTGTAGAAATTAAAGGTATTAAAAGATTTAACATTATACTTCCTCGCTAGTGAGACTTTTCCAAGCTTTTTTTAACCTTAGGTTTGCTTTTACTAAACTCCTCTTCAAAGAGTCTACGCTTACTATCAATTTGCTGCGTATAATAAGTTCCCATAGAACTATGGTACCAGTCACCCATATAAAATAAATCATCAATAAATTCTCCTGAATGAAATTTGTGGAATGCTATTTTAAGATTAGTAAAAATAATGCACCTATCCCTGCTGACATCACTGTCATTACTGACCAAATAGCCTTCATCATTAAGCGTTCTAATTTGTCTAACCTCATGTGTATAGCTTCATATCTTAAAGCACATATCTCTTCATGAGAGTGTAGCTTTTCATGTACTTGCGTTGCAGTTGTTGCCATTAAATATCCTCATATATTAATTTTGCCCACTTAGCTGCATCCTTATCAGTTACATGATAATTTACATCTATTGGATTTTCAAATAAAACATCTGTATCTTCATACTTACTACTACTTACAGTGTCCATCCATATTGTTATATCAGCATTGAAAATAGTTCTCATCTCTGCTGTTGGTGCTATAAAATCAGTTATACTATCTTTAGGTATATCTGATAATTTTTTTAATCTTTTAGCCTGGCGAAGTCTACCTTCTGTGGTAAAATCCCAATCATTACATAAAGCTCTTATTTCATCTGCATTGATTCTTGTATAACCTAGATACTTATTTAATCTATTAGCTAGAGTTGTTTTTCCTGAACCTGATAATCCAAATATTAGTATTTTCATATTAGTATATAAAAGAAGATAATAGACCTTTAGAACCATAAGATTCATAACACCAATCTAGTAAGTCTTTATTAAAAGGACGATAAGGTTCTATTATTCTAATTTTATCTTTTTTAAGAACTAAGTCTAAGTTAATAGGGTCATCTTTGTGCAAAAAACCTGCTGCTTTTACATGATAATCAATACCAGTATATTTATAAGGAATTTCTAAAAAAGCACATATTTTTTCTAATACATAGTGTTTATTTTTAAATAACTCTTCACAATCAATAAATATTGTATCTTCTGAATCAAAAGCATAATACATTCTATCTGCCCATAAATAAGCTTTTTCTGCAACTATTTGTCCAAGAGGATAAACATGCTTTGTAGACTTTGTATGTAAATCTTGTAGTATTATGTCTCTTTGAAACTCTAAACCTCTTTGATTATTAGCATGCTTAACTAAATGAGGATAAAGTTTATTATAGATAAAAATCTTTTTACCTTTTAGTTTAGGCATTAAACTACAGTAAGCACTTGAGTACTTTACAATACTACCTTTAGGTTGGTGAGCCTCTATATAAAATAATTTATCATCCACATTGCATAACTGATGTGACCAATTAGGTTCAGCATAAGAAGGTAAAGATTTACTTAACAAAGCACTTAATAAAGTACTGCCACAATGAGAAGTATGAAATATACTATACATTAGCTAACCTCATTTTAAATGCTAACGTAACTCTTAAACCTTTAAAATTTTTACTTAAAGGTGTAGCATGATGAAAGATATTATTCTGAAAGTAAATTGCAGCTTTAGGTTTAAAAGCTACAGTAGCTACTTCATCATCTGCTACAAAAGCAGTACCTCCACCAAACTCAGATTTCCATACATCGTTACAGTATACTAAAAAAGTTCTACCATTAGGGTCTTTTGAGTCTTGATGAGGAGTACCCTGACTACATGCTGTATGACCATTTAAATAGACTCTTTCTAATATTAATTCATCATTAGTAAGCTCTTTAATTTTATTGAATAAGTATTCGTTAAAAAACTTATCAGTTTCTAAATCATCATATCTCCAAAAATAATTTGGATTATTTTCTGCTGATGAGTGACCCCAAATCCAACCTTTAGACATAGCTATATTATTAATATAGTCCATATCTGAAGTATTTAAAAACTCATTATACTTTATTAACACAAGTCAGACTCCAAAAATTTAGTAATGGAATATTTACCCATACTTGAAAAAGCTTTATCTTCTTTTGTTGTTATTAGTTTAGTAGAAGCATGATATAAACAACTTTTAAAAAACACTACTCTATTAGGTTTAATTTCAATAGTGTAATCAAAGTCTTTAAAGTGTAAATCGCCACCTGTAAAAGCTTTTGGTTCTTTATAAAAGTAACTTATCATTGTATATCTAGAAGTATCTATATGGCTAAAGTACTCTTCTGTATCATTATAATATCTTAGCTTTGTACTACTTTTATTTAAACTTGGTACATCGCCATATAAATAATTTAAATTTGAAATTTCTTCTAACAAATTAGGATTAAATATTTTATTAGTAATTGTAAGTATATCAGAGTAACTTTCTTCTTTATAAATATCACCTAAAAAGATACCATGTCCATTTGATAGCGGAGTAGCAGATAAGCTGCTCTCTGCCGTTCCTAAGTCTTTACCTGACTTTACCATTCTGTTAGGAGAAGTAAGATACTCCATCTCTTTCCAAAGTAATTCTAACTCTTCTTCTGAGTAAAAATTATCTATAATTGCATGTGGAAAAGGTGTCTTCTTTAAATTAACCTCTACCATAACTATACAACAGAAGTTGCTTTAGCTGCTTCTTTTTCTAAACGTTCTGCTTCTTCTAATGCTTCTAATGCTAGACGTTCTGCTTCTAGTTTTTTCTCTAATTCTATAAAAGCTTGTTCTTCATCATAAGCTTTTTGCCATGCTAGTAAACAATCTTCTGCCCAAGAAGGTAGCATTGAAATAGGTTGAGGTTGAGTTTCTTCATCATTATATTCAATCCATCCTGTAGTATCTTTCCATTGTAAGGCATGAATATCTGCAGGTATAAAAGGTAAATCTAATCCCATATAAGATATATTATCTTTATATACAGCATTATCATCTTTAATTATGGTTACTTTCATTTAATTTCCTTTAATAAGTTTAGGTTCACTTTTGTTTGTATTTAGCTCTAGTTTTTTTATTAAAATCTGTGTATTTTTATCATTTGCCTTTACCATTTCATTTCTAAATGATTCAATTGCAGCTCCTGATTCTAGATTAACTTTATTATTTTCAATAAGCAACATAGGTATCCAATTAATTGCACAGTCTCCATCATCTACTGATTGTCCTGTTTGAGGGTCTTTACCTCTAAGCTTAACCCAAAAGTTACATGCAACTAACTTACCATCTTTTATTGCTCCATCTTCTATACACTCATCTTTTATTAAAGGGCAATATTTAACTTTCTGAGTTGCCATTCATCATCCTTCTTTTTAAATTAGTTACTTTATTTAAACTTTTCCTACTTATCTTTTGTCTTTCAGAAAGAAGTTTTACATTTTTTCTAATAGCACATCCAATAAGTTTGTTAGTATCTAAAGTTTTTATAGCAAAGACACATCCTTCACAACATTCAGGAAAAGTCCTATTTTTAACAAGAGGACATATTATATCTACTTCTTTTTGCATTAGTCTTTACTTGCTATAATAAAATCGTAGTACTTAATACTTGTAGCTAATGAGTGGGTATGCGAACCTCCACTACCAGCAGCTCCTGTAGTACCACCAGTAAGTAAGTTCCTATAAGCTGATTGAAAAGCTCCTGTACCTTCCCCACTTCTTAGTGCCTGCATTGCTGCGTATGGTACTTGATAGGTATGAGTATGGCTTGGAATCTGTGCTGTACTCAATGTAGTAGCACCAGTAGTAGTAGAAGCATTAAAAGTACTAAATGCTGTTGAACCACCTGAAGATACTGTTCCAGTAACTGTTCTTAAAAGAGCATCATTAATAGCTGCTGTTGTATCTTTAGTCCATCCAGTAGGAGCTGCTGTTTGGTTAAAAGCCATTCTAGTACCTGAATCAAAACCACCTCCTGCATCAGCCCAAGTCATTGTTCCATCTCCATCTGAAGATAAGAACTGACCTGCTGTACCATTTCCAGTAACGTTTATTTCAGAAGCTCCAACAGCATTTGCTGCAATTTGAGTTGCAGTAATTGTATCATTAGCAAGTTTATCACCAGTAATTGTAGCAGCAGTAATCTTATCTGCGGTAACTGCATTAGTAGCTAACTCAGTAGTACCTACAGCTCCTGCAGCAATTTGAGCATTAGAAGCTGTACCTGTTAAGTCTCCACCCATTGTTGGGTCAGCAGAGATAGTTGTCCAAGTAAATGAACCATCACCATCAGAGCCTAAGTATTGTCCAGCAGTTCCATTACCTGTTACATTAAGTTCATCTGCAGTTACTGCGTTAGCAGCAATTTTAGCTGAAGTAACAGCATTTGTATCTATTTGTGCAGCACCTACTGTACTTAATGTAGCAAGAGCTCCAAGACCTAAAGAGGTTCTTGCAGTTGCTCCTGTTTCTGCTACCCAGTTAGCACCATCACCTACAATAAAGTTACTATCGGTTGGTGTAAGGGCTGCAATATCATCTAGTCCTGCATCCCATGCTTGTACACTAGTACCAATAGCTCCTGATAAAAGAGTAGCAACATCTACAGCAAAAACATTACCTGTTAGTGTTAAACCAAATCCTGCAGCATAAGTACCTGCACCTGCAAACTGTACCCATGTTTGACCAGTAAAGTCTGTTAGTGCATAGTTAGTTTGAGTCCAACCAGTAGCACCATATACAGTACCTTCTACAATAAAGATTGTAGCACCTTCTAATTCTGTATAAGCATCTGCATCAGTAGGTCGTGTTAATGTGTAGTTAGCTCCATCATCATTATACTGATAGATACCATTTTCTGAATCTGTTGACTGTCCTGTTAATAAGATTCGATAGCCATCATCTGCAGTAACTAATGCAGCATGACTATCAATAACTAAAGTACCTGTAGTGCCTGATAAAGCAATATTTGAATCTTCTAATAAGTTAGCTTGAGCTTTCCAAACTAAACCAGTAACAGCATTATCTACATAATCTTTAGTGGCAACTTCATTTCCTGTTGTAGGAGAAGCCATACCAACAATAGAACCACCAGTAATAGTAACATTGTTAGCATTTTGAGAAGCTATAGAACCTAAGTTTGCTACATCAGCAGGAGTGTATGTTAAAGCATTTGTAACATCAGCACTAGAAAGTGTTACAGCTCCATCTCTTGTATTGAATGATAGTACTGTACCTGAGGCAGAGAAAGCGGCTTGTTGCCAAGCTGCACCATCCCAAATATAAAGCTGTTCAGTTACTGAATCGTAATAAAGAGCTCCAGTAGTAGTTGTTGTAGGAGCACTTGATTGTACACCTAAGTACTGTTCACCAAATAAGTTTACTGGGTCAATATTAGCTGCAACTGTATTAACATTAGTTATGTTAGTACCCACAGCAGTAACAGCAGTATTTGCTGCAGCGACTGTATTAATATTAGAAGAGTTTCCTGCTACTGTATTAATGTTTGCTTCATTACCAGCTACTGAAGTTACATTAGCACTATTAGTTGCTACTGTAGTAACATTACCACTAATACCTGCAACAGTTGTAACATTGCCAGCTACACCAGCTACAGTTGTTACATCAGCAGCAATAGCACCAACATCTGCAATCTCTGTTTCAATTGCCAAAATATCTGTCATCTCTGTTTCTAATCCTGCAACAGCAGTAACGTCAGTTGAAACAGAAGCTACAGTAGAAACTGCTGCTGAAATACCAGCAACTGTTCCAATATCAGTAGCATCACCAGCAACTAAATTAATATTTGTTTCATTTGCATCAACAGCAATAACATTTGCAATATTAGTACCTACTAAAACTACTTCATCTATGTTTGTAGCAACAGTACTAATATCTGTATTATTTCCTGCAACTGAGGTTACATCTGTATCAATAGCTGCCACTGCAGAAACACTAATATCGATTGCTGCAACTGCAGAGATATCCGTAGCGTTACCTACTGCTGAAGTTACATCTGCAGCAATGTTTGCAACAGTACTTACGTCTGTGTCAATTGCAGCTACGGCAGAAACATCAGCAATGTTATCTGCTACTATGTCTACTTGAGCAACTTCTGCTGTAGTAAGAGCAGTAGCTAACCAAGCTGTTGTTCCAAGGTCATAAACATACATTCTATTAAGAACTGTATCAAAATAGAGAGCACCATCTTGTAAAGCATTACCATCATTGTCAAGCGTAGGAGCTGAGGATTTAGCACCCAAGTATGTGTCATCAAAGTTATCAAGGTAACCTGCTGCGGCTAATTCAGAGGCTAGTGCTGCTGCGGCAGAGGCTGCCGATGCTACTGCACTTGCTGCAGAGGCTGTAGCTGAGGTAGCTGCTTCACCTACTTTAGTAGTGAGGTCAACTCCTGCAACTGTAATCGTATCAGTATCTAGAGCACTAACGTTACTAATAGCGTTATTGTTCATATCAATTTCAGTTTCTAAAGTATTAGGTTCCCCTACAGGATTATCCCTGTAAAGAACCTTACCTTGTAGTTCAGCTTCTAATTGTGCAAAAGCATTATTAATTGAAGTAGCTGACGAGTAGCCTGCTACAATAGTGGGTAGTGTGATTTTAGCCATTTAGTTTTTTCCTCTTTGCCTCTTTAGTTAAGTTTGTTTTAGCAGAAACAACTCTAAGGTTCTTCTTGCTATTGTTTAATGCATTGTTATCAATATGGTCAACGTGCCTAGAGTCTCCAACTTTGAGTTGCATTTCATGTCGTGCTTTGTTTCTCATAGAACGCTTCTTCTTACGTTCAGCCGTCTCTAAAAGTCTTTCTTTAGTGTAATCTCGTTGTCCTTTTTTAGGACCTGATTTAATAACGTATGGCATTAGCGTGCTCCTCTAGCAAGCATCACGGATAAAGATACTCAACACCATTAGTGTCGAAGTATTCCTTCATTAAGTCATTTAAAGATTTCTTAGAAGAGCTTAAATCTGTTTGCAATGCTACTTTAAGACCCTCATTGTATTGTGTAGGATAGCCTTTAGTTGCACAGTATGCAATAAATATGTCATTGTTTGGAAATTTTAACATTACTTACCACCCTCTATAAGTTTAAGTCCTATACGAGCCATGTCAGATTCTAACTCTGCAGAAGCTCCTGCTTGTATCTTACGTTCTCTTTCTACTTCTTCTTTAGAAGGTCTACCTTTTTTAGATACATAGCCTTTCTCAGCTAAATACTTTGCAGCACTTACACCTTTAGCATCGTTATCACGAGCAGCTACCATCATAGCTTTAAGGTTTATAGCTTTTAATCGAATATCTAATTCATCTCTCCACTCTTGAATCTCCCCCCGTAGTTGAGAAATCTTACAGAGCTTAGTCCAGTGGTCCCAGGACCCAAATATGTCCATTGCGAAATCATATTCAAATCCTGGAACATGGTCATATGCGAGGTACATCTTTTTAAGAGAAGGATAAATCCCTTCAGGTTTTTCTAGGTCATACCCTTTGATAGAGTATAGAGGTTCAAAGCCAGGTTGGCGGAATTCCCAGAAAAGAGAAGTAGTACGATATCTCCCCTGAGAGTCTTTTAATTTATCATGTTGCATAAATACTCTCCTTAAGAGAAATAAAGTTATTGTCTATACTAGTAGTATAACACACCTTTTAATAAAAGTCAAGTACTTTTTTAGAGTATAGTATCCTAAACTATCATATTATGATACAGTTATTATATTCTTTATTTTTTATTGCTTATCATAAATAATAGTATATCATATTTTTAATAGAAAGTCAATAGATTATAATATAATATTTTAGACTAAAGAAAAGAAACTATATAACTAAACATGATATACGACTGCCTCTATATTAATTAATTATACCCTTCCCCAATGGAGAACGTTAGTTCGACCATTATAAGCCTCACTATAG